AAGACGCTAAAGAACAACAACTGCACAAACTGCGTGAGATTGGGCAGAAACATGCAGCCGCAAAGCGTGATGTAGTTGTGCTAGAACACGGCAGACAAATCATGTTGTCTGATCTAATGAAGGAATACATGGTCAAAGGTGAGAAAACTGCAGCAGGTCAGGAACGTGAGGCGCGTGCTGATGAACGCTACAAGAAACACATTGAAGCGTTAGGCATGGCGATAGAAGAAGAACTTAAATGGGCATGGGAAAAGAAAATCGTAGACATTAACTTTGAAAAATGGAAGACGAACATGATTAACCAGACCATTGAACGGAAACAATATGGCTAAGAAGGCGGCAACTGCTGAAGAAAAGAAACACATGTCACGCGTGGCTGATTTGGGTTGCATCGCCTGCGCAATATTAGGTCATTATGATTCACCTGCAGAACTGCACCACATCAAACACCAGACGGGCATGGGCAGAAGGTCTAGTCATTTTGAGGTCATTCCCCTGTGCTATCTGCATCATCGCGGAACGTATGGCTATCATCAAAGCCCTGCAGAATTTACGGGCAACTTTGGTGAGCAGAAAGAACTGCTGCAGCATGTGTTGGATTGGTTAGACTATAAAGATAAAAAAACGGGTCAGATAAATCCATCCAACCCGTTCACAAGAAATAATTTGTTTTATGAGTGATTACAATTGGCTATATTTCAGTGCGTAGCCATCACCATACAGCAGATGACTCAGTTGATAGATCACATGGAAACCCATATCCATTCCACCACCTGAAACACCCATGCAACTGGTTTTGTCTTTGAATTTGTATTCCAGTGCATCACACATCAAGCGCGTCAACCAGTATTTGACAATCCTGTCCTCGCCTTCTCTAAATTCATCCTTGATGTCAAACTTGTGGAAATCCAGATGCCTATACGCACCGCTGTTTGATACCTGTTTGACGATATAGTAAATGGTATCACCTTTGTTGATGATTTCCTTCAGTTGTTCGATTGCTTTTGCTTTGCTCATTGTTTCATTTCCTTTCTTCTATTTGATTCGATAGCGTGCCAAATGTTTATCACGCCCCATAATGCGACTATGATTGCATCCAGACTCGCCCCATCCCATGCAAGGAACAGGGCAAGAGTCCAGATGAATCCGCTTAACATAAAACGCCAGATCACAAGTCACCCTCGTTTTTCTTTTTCTGCCAATCATCAAGGCAAAGGCGCAAGCCCTCATCTAATCCCTGATAAAGTTGGTCAAGGTTAACCCGTAGATATTGGAAAGCCTCAACCCGCTGTGACGGGCTAAGACCTTTCAAATGGTCATCAACGATTGACTTGACCCAGACAGAATCTACTGACAAGAATTTATCCTGCTGCATTACTGCTCCTTCCCTAGTTTCATATCTAGCAACGTTGTAAGGTCATGGTATGCAGACGATTGATGTGCGCCTACGTTCCAATCCGTTATATCCTCAACATCAAGGCCATCTGTGCCACAGTAGGCTTTTCCGTTCTTCCAGTTGTAGACAGTGAACACACGACCATCAGGAAACTTGAAAGCCCATTCACGGTCAATCTTATCCTCTGCACCTGCTCGCGGCATGTACACAAAATGCGGTTCGCCAAACACTTCAACCAGTTGCGCGTATGTGCGCTTGATGTGTCCGTGTAGGTGTGTGCCGCCTGTTTCTGTGGTCTTTTTGATGTCAGTGATGTGACGGTATTCCCTGTCCTGCATTTCAAAATGCAGCATTGTGGCAATATCTGCCGCCTTGTCCTTGTTGTAGGTCACCAGTGCTTCAGCGAACCACTCAATTTCCTGCTTTGTAAACGTTGCAACATCTTCAGCCGTTTTACTCACCATGAACTGCGTTTCAGCCTGTGCCGATTGCATGTCATACGATGAAGTGTCAAGACCTTCGATGTAATCCCAGTTTGCGTTTTTTGTTTTGCTCATTGTTTTCCTTCCTCTGTTGTTGTTGATAAAAAGCAATATTTAGGTTTTTTGATGTCAAAGATGTCTTCCAACTCGCCAACCTCATCAAACCCATACAATACAAACCCATCCTGCGGGTCTGTTCCTTTCTCATACACAACAAGATCGCACCCGCTAGGGATGCAACCTTGAAATGTGTTGATGTTCTCAATGTCGATACGCATTAGAAACGTTCAGCGGCATACAAGCACGCTGCTCCGCCTAGCATAGCGACAAGGCCATAACCTATGACCATCAGCATGGTTGGTATGTCGTTCGCATACTCCATGCACTTGCCATCGCAATCATTTGCACTGCCCATGATTGACAATAGACCAATGGCGACCGCAAGGCCGCCAAATACTCTTAGAAACGTTTTCATTGTGTTGCCTCCCACATTGCGTTGAACTGCTCCCACCAAGATTCCATCCAATCGTTAGCGGTGTAATCAGACACCAATTCATCATCCTCATTGCCAAAGACGATCAATGCCCAACCCTTACGCACACCATCCTTGAAGAACACTAATTCAGCAATGTCCACTGATTCGGTGTGATCTTTGATTTCGGTGTACTTTGTAGAACCCTCAACCAGTGCATCACCCTCGCAATACACGTTGATGCTGCAGCCTTCGTTCAAAGCCCATTTGATAAGATTCAAGTGCGCCTTACGCATCTGAACCGCTTGCTTTATGGTTTCGTTGTCCATGTTGTTTACCTCATTGTTGTTTAACGTAGGTTAATTATATAACACATTCCAGAGTGTACGCAAGAATTTATTTTCACTTATATATTGATATGCCACTACTTTAGGTTATAATGTTGATATGAGCGATAAAACGTTGACAGATAAGCAAAAGTTATTCGTCCACTACTTTAGTCAGACGGGTAACGCAACACAGTCCGCCATCAGTGCGGGGTACTCTGCTGCAACTGCCGAACAACAGGCTTACGAACTCAAGAAGAAACTAGCCACCCAGATAGATGACGCAACACGACAGGCGTTGGGCGGTGCTGTACCTATGGCGGTTGAGAAACTCCAAAGCCTCATCAGTGATGACAAGGTATCGCCTGCGGTCAAGTTAGGGGCAATCAATAGCATCCTAGATCGTACAGGCTACCAGACAGTCCACAAGGTAGAAGACGTAACCAAGCAACGTACAGACGAAGAACTACAGACAGAACTGAACCACCTGCTCCAATCACTCGGCGGCGGTCTAGTCAAAGAAACAGAACACTAAACACATCCTTCTTCTGCTTCTCTCTATTAGATACATATAGGGGAAGACACATCAGGCAGCCTTGCCAATCCACCCCAGAAGAATGGTTCATTGCACACACACACGCGCATCCTGAGCAAAGCAGCCCTCATCCCTGCGGTCTTGTTAAAAGGTCACGGGCTAAATGTGTCTGCATCCTATATACGCACACAGACAGGCATCGAATCTCACAGACGCGCCCGCCAAATCGACCCCCCACCCCCCAAAGTGCCTCGCCCTGCTATATACAATGGATTCATCCGTACAGCGGAGGGCATTTTTAGATATTAACGTAAGTTAACGCATAGGACATTGGGGTTGTGCTAGGTTAATTTTCGGGTATAGTGTTATTTATGGGTGATAAAGCATGGAAACAGCGTGAACGACAGGTGGCTGCTTACTTTGGTGGTGAGCGTACTGCTTTGTCGGGCGGCAACGGCAAGATTACTAGGGCTGATGTCATACACGATGACCTGTTTATTGAATGTAAACTGCGTGCCAAGCATTCTGTGGTGTCATTATGGGATGAAACTAAGAAATTAGCGGATGCTGAAGAAAAGACCCCAGTAATTGCATTATGCGAAAAAAATCGGAAAGGGTTTTGGATAATGGTACATAGTGATGATCTTGCTAAGTTATGAGCAATGAAGCATTAGCAAGGGCGTTAGAAATCGCCAAAGAATTAGAACACCGTAAAGCGACTAATCGAATGGCGCATTACGAACCCTATGACTATCAAAAAAAATTCCACAATACCATAGCGCAACAAAGACTACTTATGGCGGGTAACCGTATCGGTAAATCGTTTTCTGGTGCTATGGAAATGGCTTACCATCTTACTGGGTTATATCCAGACTGGTGGGAAGGCAAAAAATTTACGCGCCCTATACGGGCATGGGCGGGTGGCGCATCTAACGAAACTACCCGTGATATATGCCAAAAAGAACTGGTAGGGCAACCTGATGACCCTACGGCTAAAGGTACTGGGTCTATTCCACTAAGGTTAATCGGTGAAACGGTACGAAAAGCAGGTGTACCAAATGCCATGAACAGCCTTGTCATTAAACATGTAACAGGCGGATGGTCACGATTAGCATTCAAAGCCTACGAAATGGGCAAAGAAAAATGGATGGGTGAATCGCTAGACGTTATTTGGCTAGACGAAGAACCACCATCATCAATATATACTCAATCATTGACGCGTACTGCTGATAAAGGCGGAATTGTCTACATGACATTTACTCCAGAAAGCGGTATGACTGAAACTGTAGCGCAGTTTGTCAATGATCTAAGGGATGGGCAGGCTCTCATACAGGCAGGGTGGGATGATGCACCACACATGACTGCCGAGGTGCGTCAACAAATATTAGCTGCGCTACCCCCACATGAACGTAAAATGCGTGAACAAGGTATTCCGCAATTAGGTTCAGGCTTGGTATTTCCATTACCTGAAGCAGATATGATTTGTGACCCAATTGAAATACCAGAGTTTTGGCCTAGAATTTGTGGTCTTGATTTTGGATGGGATCACCCGACTGCTGCTGCATGGGCAGCATGGGATAGAGATTCAGATGTAATTTACATCTACGATACCTATGCAATGTCACAGGAAGCCGTGCCAATGCACGCTAGTGCTATTAAATCGCGTGGCAACTGGATACCTGTAATATGGCCGATGGACGGAAGACAGGCAGACAAAGGTTCTGGTAAAAGTTTGACAGAGCAATATCGTAATGAAGGCGTAAACATGACGCGTGAACACTTTACAAACCCGCCATCAGCAGGTCAAAAAGAAGGTTCAGGAGGAATTTCTGTTGAAGCGGGGATTCAAGAAATGTATACGCGGTTTATGACTAATAGATTGAAAATATTTAATAACCAAAGTAAGTTACTAGAAGAATTACGAATGTACCATCGAAAAGACGGTAAAATCGTATTTAAGCATGATGATGTCATATCTGCAGCAAGATACGCAATTATGTCAGTCAGAAAGGCTAGGGTTAAAAATTATGAACCAACGCAAATATATTCGGACAGTAGTTTTAATGTGTTTGCATAACTTAGGAAAGGAAAAACTATGGGCGGAGTAGTAAGAACTATTGCAAAAGCCGTAGGTCTAGCACCAAAGAAACCTGCACCTGCACCAGTAGTAGCGCAAGCACCTGCACCTGCAGCGGCTAAAGCAGAAGCAAAAGCAGCAGAAGCACAAACTGCTAAAGCAGCAGCACTAGCAGATAAAGGCGCAACATTAGGCGCAGGATATGGTGGCAGCACTATGATGACAGGAGCAGCAGGCGTTGAAGAAGAAGCAAACGTTGCTAAAACTGTTCTTGGTGGTGCTTCTCAAGGTGGAAGACGTAGACGGAAAACTAATTACGGCGCAGCATAATGATCGAAGTGCGCGTTGACGCAGAAATACGGGAGCGTGCATACGATTATATTGCGCCTAGAGCGCATATTCTGCGTGAAGCAGAAGAAACGGATAGGTTTATTTTATTTGTAGAAACTGAAACAGACGAAATATTAGGTTGTTTACTGTTTTCAGACTATGATGGACATAACATATTTGTTCACTTGGCAATAGATGACCCAAGGGTGTGCCAACGAAGAAATATAAAATTGATGTTTGATTATGCGTTCAATCAGTGTAAATGTAGTAGAATGACAGCAATGTGTGTCAATGGATACGAAAGAAACGAAAGATTACTTGCAGGCGTAGGCTTTGTCAAGGAAGGCGTTGTTCGTAAAACTATGAAGGTAAATGGCAAATGGATTGATGCTGCCCTTTACGGAATATTAAAGGAGGAATGCAGATGGGTATGAAATCATCACCTGCAATGCCGCCACCTGTAGATACTTCAGTGACAGATCGTACAGCAGAGAAAGAGGCAGCGGTTGCAGAAGAAAAAGCAAAAATGTTGGCTACTAGAAAAAAAGGTCAATATGGAACTATTTTGACTTCTGGTATGGGCGTGGATGAAGAAGCCGAAACTAAGAAGACAATGTTAGGCGGAACAATTACATAATGGATACTTTAACCCCTTTTGATTATGTAAAAAAACGTCTAGGCGCAATGGAGTCTAACCGAGGTACTTGGGAAGACCATTGGCAGGAAATCCTTGACTATGTAATGCCGCGTAAGGCAGACGTTACTTTAGTAAGAGCAAAAGGTGAAAAACGTACTGAGGTTCTTTTTGACAGTACAGCAATAACTGCAAACACTCTGCTCTCAGCAAGTCTACAAGGCACACTAACTTCACCATCATTGCCTTGGTTCTCAATTAAATTGCGTGACAAACAATCTAACGAAGATCATCAAACACAATT